AGCTGATGCAGAAGCTGATGCAGAAGCTGATGCAGAAGCTGATGCTGCTGAAAGTGGAGCAAGTTCTCAAGAAAGTGTCGATCAAACAGCAGGTCTAGGGACCAATATTGGTGACACTATTACGGACGATAGGGGTATTATTTGGAGAAACGTAGGAAGCAATCCTTTGAATCCAGACGTTGTTATATGGACTGCCGTAAACCCAGATCAAGCTTTAATTGACGACTTTGAACGAACAACCGGTCAAATTTTTGAAGAAGGCGGTGAGCTCAGTGTTTTTGTAGGCTCTGGCAAAGACCCAACTACTGTAATAAACTCTAGTAATGAAACTGTAGGATCAGTTGCTTCGGAAGAATCATCCGGTGAAAGTGCTTCAGAAAACAACGATGGCGTTTCTGTAACCATACCTATAAAAAATGGAGAAACTCCAGAAACCGCACCTCCTGACTCTATTGACACTGATGACACTGATGACGATGATGACGATGGTAATGTCTTAGATACTGACGATGATGGCAATGGTAATGGCAATGACGATAATAATGACGAAGAAGTTTTTCTTGATATAGTTGAACCAGTTGAACCAGTTGAACCAATTGAACCAATTGAACCAATTGAACCAATCGACCCAGTTGAACCTGTTGTTGAACCAGAAGAAGGAACCGTCCCTGATTTCAAAGAAGAAATTAGAGAAGACTTTACTTCTTGTCCTTCTCCAGACATGCCAATAAAAATTGGAGAAAAAGACGGAGAAGTTAAACGTGCTGGTGACTTACAAGTAGGCGACTTAGTTTGGACTACTCACGAACATACAAATAAAGCAGGTTTTTACAAAGTAACTTATGTAGACATTAGAGAAGACAAACGACTTAAAGTTAGTTTTAATGACGGTTTCTCTTTTGTTGGTTCTTATACACATAAGTTTAAAAAAGAAGATTCGTGGGTAGAAAGTAAAGATTTAAACGTAGGAGAAGAACTACAAGGTGTTAAAGTTGTTTCTGTAGAAGAAGCACCTTATGGAGAAATTGTTGTAATAACAGTTGAAGACGCCCATACTTACTTTGTAGGTTCTTTGCTTTCACACAATAAGTCACCCGATATTGATCCACCTCCAGACGATGATGGCAATGGTAATGGCAATGACGATAACGATGACGATGGAAACGGCAACGGTGATGGTGAAGGCGATGGGGACGGTGAAGGGGTAGGTGAAGGCGATGGAACTGGGGAAGGAGACGGTGAAGGAGAAGGAACTGGAGACGGAACTGGGACAGGCACTGCTAAACCTTCAGGGGGCTTTAGACCACAAAAGGGTCTTGGTGGTGGATACATGGGCGGCTTAAGTTATGAGTTGCCACAGTTTGTAGGAGTACAGTATCAGCCTAAAGACTACACTGTTGAGCTAGACCGTATTATTAATGAAAGTTTGTTTAAAGGAATGATCTAATGACTTACAAAGATCTAGTCAACAATGTACTTAGGAGGCTGAGGGAAACAGAAGTTTCCTCTGTGCAAACTAACTCCTACAGTAAACTTATAGGTGACCTTGTTAATGACGCTAAAGACCTTGTGGAAAACTCGTGGGATTGGTCTGCACTTAGGACTACACTTACAATCACTACTACTTCTGGAGTCTTTAACTACTCCTTGACTGGCAGCCAGAACAACATCAAGGAACTAAACGTATTAAATGACACGTCTAACCTTCCTATGATTTACCAGACTAACAACTGGTTTGACTCACAGTTTCTCTTAGGTAACCCTGTCTCTGGCGCACCTGTGTACTACACGTACAACGGTGTTGACACAGACGGTGACACGTTAATCGACATTTACCCTAAGCCTGACGCAGTTTACTCCTTACGTTTTAACTGTGCGTTACGTAACGGCGACTTAAGTGCTGACACGGACACTATTAAAATACCTGCGATGCCAGTAATGCACCTTGCTGTAGCCTTTGCTGCACGTGAGCGTGGTGAAACCGGGGGTACTTCTACTCAAGAATACTTTGCTATGGCTAACAAGTACTTGTCAGATGCTATTGCAATGGACGCTGCTAGACACCCTGAAGAAACTATCTTCTACACGCCTTAAGGTACTTATATGGCACAAGAACTCAAAAGTATTAATCTTGTAGCTCCGGGCTTCAAGGGCATTAACACTGAGGACTCACCGTTGTCTCAGGACCCTTCCTTTGCTGAGACTGCTGACAATGCAGTGATTGACAAAAGAGGGCGTATAGCAGCACGTAAGGGCCTTAACGTCACGACTACTAACAAGACGCAGTTAGGTAGTGACAACCTAAGTGCTATAAAAGAGTTCAGAGACGCTAACGGCAACACTAAGATCTTCTCTGTGGGCAACAACAAGATACTCAGTGGTACAACCACACTGGTTGACGAGACTCCGGGTAGCTACACGATCAACGCTGACGACTGGAAGATGGTCAACTTTAACGACAGCATCTACTTCTTTCAGCGTGGGTTTCAGCCTCTGATATACAACGTAACTACTTCAGGGACACCCGGAGGCGCTAATAGTAACGTAGTAACACTAAGCTCTGTCAATAGTGCAGCAGGTGTTTCTTCAACAATGTACGGCAACGAAGTCCTAGCAGCTTACGGCAGACTCTGGACTGCAGACTTTGCCACAGACAAGTCAACTGTTTATTGGTCTGATCTTTTGATAGGCCATGACTGGTCAGGTGGAACCTCTGGCTCCATCGACATAGCTAAAGTATGGCCTGATGGTTATGACGAAATTGTTGCATTAGCAGCACATAACAATCTTTTGATCATTTTTGGTAAAAGAAGTATCGTAGTTTACTCAGGTGCTGATTCTCCTGCTACTATGGCTTTGTCCGACACTATTTCAGGTGTTGGTTGCGTAGGTAGAGACACAGTGCAGTACACTGGTGTAGACGTTATTTTTCTTTCCCAGACTGGCCTAAAGAGCTTTGGCAGAACAATACAAGAAAAATCTATGCCAATAAGCAGTTTGTCCGGTACTATTACTACGGACATCATTCAGTTAATCAATGAAGCAAACGAAGTTTACAAGTCTGTGTATTACCCAGAAGCAAACTTCTACCTACTAACTTTTACAAACCAGAACATAAGCTTTTGTTTTGACATAAGAGGTGCTTTAGAAAACGGGTCATACAGAGTTACACGTTGGCCCGGCACTAGTTTCACTTGTTATGAACGCAAGGACAACGGAGACTTACTCATAGGAAGCGCACAGGGCATAGGGCAGTACACAGGTTTTCAGGACAATGGTAGTCCTTATAGCTTCAAGTACTTTAGTCCTGAATTGTCCTTTGGTGACCCTTCTAAACTTAAGTTCCTAAAGAAGATTAGACCTACGGTAGTAGGTGGTAGTGGTCTCGATATACTACTAAAGTGGGACTACGACTTTGGTTCTTCGTACAACACAAGTATTATAACTCTGAAGGACCAAGCAAAAGCAGAGTTTGGTATAGACGAGTACACCGTAGGTCAATACTCTGACGGTATCTTGACGTCTAAAGACGCTGTAAACACTAATGGCAGTGGAGGAACATTGAGCATAGGTATGGAAACAAGCATTAATGGCAACGAACTGTCAATACAAGAAATCAATGTACTTGCACTAGTAGGTAAAACAATATGAGTAATTATACTAAGGTAACAGACTTTGCTGCAAAGGATACTTTGTCTGCAGGAGACCCTAACAAGGTTGTTCAAGGAACTGAGTTTGAAACTGAGTTTGACAACATCGCTACCGCAGTAGCAACCAAAGCAGACACTGCTGGACCTACGTTCACAGGAACTGTAACAATACCTGCGCTGACCTTTACAGGCACGTTAGCTACAGGGACGATTAACGGAGGGACATACTGATGGGTTTTAGTCTTACAGATTTTTTAACGTCACTTGGCGACTCAGGAGATGCGGTCAACACTGCTGCTGCTCTAGGTCTAGGCGCTGGGGGTTTAGCCCTTGCTGAAAAAGGTTACAGTGATTTAGGAGACATTGGAGAACGAGCTTTTGAGGGTCTATCTGGAGAAGAAGGACTTGCTCAAGAACTCCGTGGTATGCTAGAGTTCCAGCCGTACACTGTTACTTCCGCTACTGGCGGTCAGTTTGGTATGGTGGAGGACCCAGAAACAGGTCAGATGACTTACCAACTGGCTACTTCTCCTGAAGAACAAGCTTTGCAGCAGCAGCAGTTACAACGTGCAGAGACACTCTTTGGACGTGCTGTAGCAGACCCTTCTATGCGCGAACAGGAAGTTCTTGGACGTATGGAAGACTTAGCGTCTCCTGAGAGACAACGACAGCGTTTAGAGTTAGAACAGCGTTTAGCCGCACAAGGACGCTTAGGTACACGCACAGGGATGTTTGGAGGTACTCCAGAAGCCTTAGCGTTAGAGCGTGGAATTGCAGAAGCTCAAAACAAAGCAGCACTGGACGCTATGCAGTTTACAGCACAAGAACAACAACGTCAGGCTCAGATGGGTTCAGGCATGTTAGCTGCTGGTTACGTACCACAGGCACAGTTGCTCAATGCGTTACAGCCCGGAATGACTGCTTCAGAACGTCAGAGACAAGCTATGTCGGAACAGGCAGGAACTTATGGCGAAACTTATACTTCAGGTTTACAAGCGTTGCTTCAGTCAGGCTTAGGACAAGCTAGTTTAGCTGGGGGTTTTGGAAGTAACATCGCTAGTGCAGCTCTTGGCGGCTTGTTTAGTTAATAAGGAGAATACATAATGGCTAAATTTGGAGAAAGTTTCTTAGCTCAGTTAGGAAGACCAGCAATGTCACAAAGCTTGTTTGGCTTAGGTCAGGCTATTGGTGGTTTACCGGGTCAACGTAAAGAACAACAAAAGAAGCAAGCGTTTAACCAGTTGATGCAGCAGGGGCAAAAAGCAATGGCTTCTGGAGACGCTGCTGCTTTAGCCAGCATTGGTCAACAGTTGGCTGCTGCTGGCTACCAGAAAGAAGCACAGCAGTTGTCTCAGGCTTCCAGAGAGGCTTCAGAGAAGGCCAAAAGAGTTTCAGCAGGTCAGGCGTTGTTAAGCGGTGTCCCTTCAAGAATGAGACAAGGAGCAGGGACACTTGCCCAACAAGGTCTTATTGAACAAGCCATGGAAGCACAGGGTTTAGCTCAGGCCAGACAAATAGACAAGGGTAAACAAGCCTTAGCAACTTTTGCGTCTGCTCGTGGTATGCAGATGAGTGACCCTAAAGCCCGTGAAGGTTTTTTCAGAATTGCCAGAGCTTATGAAGTTCCTATAGATCAAGCCACTGCAATCTATGAAAACTTTACTAAAACTGGTAGTGGAGACAGAACAACAAAAGGTGAGGTTGTTATTAGAGACAGCCAAGGAAACTTGTTTACACGGGCTACTCAGTATGATGAACAAGGCAGGGGCAGAGAAGTTATTCTCCCTTTCCCAAACTCTCCTGAAGAACCAGTTGGTGCATTGACTATTGTTTCAGGGACAACCGGGGGAGGAGCTTTTGACAGACCGGGACTTGCAGGAGAAACTAAACAAGAACAAGATTTTAACGAAGCGAGAGTAAGGGCCGTTGTTCAACTTCCTTCTTTACGACGATCTGCAAAAAACGTAAGAGAAGCGATTGATTTGCTAGAGTCAGGTGATGTTACAACTGGTGGTTTTGTACGAAGAATGTCCAGAGGTTTGACTGATTTCTTAGGAAAAACACCTAAAGACATTGGTGAGTTTGAGACTCGACTTGGAGACATTGTTTTAGCCCGTTTAAAAAGCTTTACTGGTTCTATTTCT